CTGTGGGCCGACGTAAAGGGTCATGGACTCCGTAAGGAAGACGGTGGAGACTACGAAATCCTCTGGGGCCGCCAAGGCGTTGTCTACGGTGCTTACCCCGGCGGCAAAGTCTCCAAGCCTGGTCAATATCTCTTGGACGGCGATCTCGCTGACATTCCTACAGCCCCAGACTGGTTGCTGGCGGAGATGAAACAACCTCCCCGCACCATCAACAAAAAAGAGTTGGACTTTACGGATCGGACTCAAGATGAAGTCCAACAAATCATCTTTGAATGTCTGTCAGTGATCTCGCCCCAAGGGAAGGGCACTCGTGATCACTGGATCAAGATCGGCATGGCAATTCATTCTGCGTTGCCTACCGACATGGGCCTTCACCTCTGGGCCTCTTGGTCTTGTCAAGACCCTGATTACGCTTCTGAATGGGAAGACTCCAACCCTTGTGAAGAGGTCTGGTATTCCTTCAAAGGCAATGGTGTTGGCCTCGGTAGCCTGATCTGGTTGGCAGACCGGGAGGACCCAAAGCGGAAACGATTTTCAGAGGACACTAAAAAAATCGTTGAATCCGCAGAAGCCAAAGTTGTAACTGAGATCCGGCAGGCCACTCTTGATTTCGATGAGGTCATCCGCCGCGCCAAAAAAATTCTTGATCTCGACAACCCCGCTGAGGTCAACTACAAGCTCAACACCCTTGCCCTTCAGGCTGGCTACCGCGATCAAACTGCTCTCGAAAAGCTGATCGTTGACCAGCTTTCATTTGAAGAGGCCAAAGACATCATGAGCATTCAGGAGTTGATGGAAGCCGAAACAGAGCGTGAATATCTTATCCCTGATGTTCTGCCTCATCCTTCCGTCGTCCTGATCTATGGCGCTGGTGGTGACGGTAAGTCGATGTCTGCTTGGGCTCTTGCTAAGCACATTGCAACTGGCAAGCCTTTTGTCGTCCGTGGAAATCACGTTCCAGTGCAAAAGGGTCCTGTTGTTCTCCTGAATGGCGATCAACCTCTCGTTCAGCTCAAGGAACAGCTGCAAGAGGTGGACTTCCCCGTCACCAAAGACAGCATGATCCAGACGGACTGGCAGCTTCAACGCTATGCCCAGTTCATCAAGCTTATGAAAAAACATCAGCCCAAGCTGGTCGTCATCGACTCGCTGATTGGCTGCTCCGGTGGTCGAGCCTTTGACGAGAACAAGTCTGACTTCGCCACACCGCTCTACTGGCTGACCAAGAACAACGGTGTCCTCTTCCCCAAGGCCACCATCCTTATCGTTCACCACGCCAACAAAAATGGTGGCTTCAGGGGCACCTCAGCCATCAGAGACGCCGTTGACGAGACCTGGGCACTCCGTAAGCCCACTGACGAGGAGAGAGGCGTTGTAGGCGCTCACAGCCGCCTTATTACCATCGAGAAGTCCCGTTCAGGCCGGATGGGTACTCAGCTCGTCATGCAGATGCAAGACGACCTTTCATTCACCATCTCTGACTTCACGCCCGAAGTAGACGAGACCAACACCTCTCCCGCGTCAGTAACTGATCGTGTCCTTCAGAAGCTCCGCGTCGTCTACCCCGAGTCCCGCACCAAAGATGATCTGGTCTGCGACAAGCTGATCGACGGTAAACCAGCTGCGATCCACAAATCGCTCCAGAGACTCGAAAAGCGAGGCCTTATCGTCTCAAACGCTCCAAAAGGATCTCAAGCTAAGAACTGGACAGCAGTTCTCGCACGCGGAGAGTTGAAGGAAGTGTCCACCGTTCCAATAAAACCAGTCATGGAGCGGGATCTGGGTGTGG